CTGCTTAAAAAAAGAACAAATGGTAGTGTCCGCTATTGCCAGTACACCTCATCCATCACCGAAAAAAATTGGCTTTTACACCATTGGCGATAAAAGCATTTACCTGTATGACCTACGCCGCATGGATGAAATCATGGAGGCTCTTGATAATCGTTCGTCGATGGATTGGTGTGTTGCTGTTCATGATATGAATGCAGGGTTTGATGAAAAGATTTTGTTCCCCTCATCAGTTGAAAGCACTGCGGGTTAAGGAGTAACACATGACCACTATTACCAAAGAACGTATTGAATTGTTCATTAAAAACCCGCTTGAAAACGGGCTTACCCGTGGTGAACAAATGGAACTGGCACGGATTGCGCTGGCATCGCTGGAAGCAGAGCCGGTTGTGTTCTGGTTTGAAAAATATCAAGAAGGGGCTACGGCATGACGACTTTTACCAGAGAGCAGTTAATAGCTCACGCAGAGGAGACTATTGAAGCACAGAGACTGTGCATACCGGGCACAATCGACCATGACATCATCCGCACATATAAGATGGATATTGCTGTTCTGGAAATCGCACTGGTATCGCTGGCAGCAGAGCCAGCCGGTAAATTGCATGAATACAAACCAGTGGGATATCAGCGTCTGGTCGATGAGTTAACCATGCTGGTAAAGCAGTTAACCTGGCAACTGAGGAAAGCGAAGCCAGACTGCAAATTACCGGATAAGGCGATGAGTTATCTGGAGCGGAACGGACTGATAAGCGTGGAGGATATTTTACGATGACCTGGCCTGAAGCATTAACAACGGTAGGAATTGCGATGGCGGTGGCGCTGGTGGTGTATTCGATTTGCCGCTGGGGATAAAAACGGTTTGCGGGAAAAGGAGAGTTAAGTAGAATTGCAGCGGGTGCTTGAGGCTATCTGTCTCAGGCATGAACACCAAAAGGCAGATAGAGAAAAGCCCCAGTTAACATTACGCGTCCGGCAAGACGCTTAACATTAATCTGAGGCTCAATCTATGAACGGCAAATCTAGGTTAGCCTCTTACGTGCCGAAAGGCAAGGAGAAGCAGGCTATGAAGCAGCAAAAGGCGATGTTAATCGCCCTGATCGTCATCTGTTTAACCGTCATAGTGACGGCACTGGTAACGAGGAAAGACCTCTGCGAGGTACGAATTCGAACCGGCCAGACGGAGGTCGCTGTCTTCACAGCTTACGAACCTGAGGAGTAAGAGACCAGGCGGGGGAGAAATCCCTCGCCACCTCTGATGGGTCAGGCATCCTCAATGCACCCACACTTAACCCGCTTCGGCGGGTTTTTGTTTTTATTTTCAACGCGTTTGAAGTTTTAGATGGTGCCGGAATAGAATCAAAAATACTTAAGTAGCGCGCAGGGAGAAGAGGGATGGACCCCGAACAGGGGAGTGCTATTTATCTGGAAGGATTCTGTTGATGAAAATCGAAGAATTACGTGAAATTTTTAGTGAAGATGGCCTCTATACTGTGCGCGTTGAGAATGGCGCTATTGTCAGCCACTGCCTTCCAGACTACACAATTCTGATAATTCAGCCGTCTTTGCCAGCAGGCACGGGCGGCGCTCTCACGCATTTAAATCTGATTGGTACCAGCATCCCCCATGCACTGAAGAACAGGCCGAATGGCTCATTCAGTGTTACCGCAGGCGCGGATGCGAGGTTAAAAAAGCCCTTAGCCTCGACTACCGTCACTGGATAATCTCCGTCAGGCTCCCTTACTCCGAACGGCCAACGCGTCCGTCCCGCACATTCCAGCAACGGATCTGGAGGTAATGTGCGGGTATTACTTCGACCTGTTCTGGTACCGGAACTCGGTCTGGTTATCGTTAAGCCAGGCCGTGAATCAATGTCAGCATTCCATAACGGCAGAATACTGGTGGAGCCGGAACCAAAAAGCATGCGTAATCTGCCGTCCGGGGTCGTTCCTGCCGCTCGCCAGCCGCTGGTGGAAGACAAAACATTGCTGCCGTTTTTCAGTAACGCACGGGTGATTCGTGCTGCTGGTGGTGCTGGTGCATTGTCTGACTGGCTGTTGCGCCATATTAAATCCTGCCAGTGGCCACACGGCGATTATCATCACAGCGAAACCGTCATTCACCGTTATGGTACCGGCGCAATGGTGTTGTGCTGGCACTGCGACAACCAGCTGCGTGACCAGACATCCGAATCACTCGAGCAACTTGCTCATCAAAACCTGTCAGCATGGATGATTGACGTCATCGGTCACGCAATAAGCGGTACGCAGGAGCGTGAATTATCTCTGGCTGAATTATCCTGGTGGGCGGTCCGCAATCAGGTGGCGGACGCGCTACCGGAAGCGGTATTACGTCGTTCGCTGGGGTTGCGTGCGGAAAAAATTCGCTCTGTGTACAGTGAAAGCGACATCATACCGGGAGAGCAGACAGCCACCAGCATACTGAAGCAGCGCACAAAAAATATTGCGTTACTGCCTCACGTCCACCAGCAACAGAACCCACCACAGGAAAAGACGGTGGTCAGCATTGCCGTTGATCCGGAGTCACCGGCTCAGTATCTCCAGCGCCAGAAATCACAACGGGAAGAGATGCCTGTATACACGCGCTGGGTAAAAACGCAGAAATGCATGACGTGTGGCAATCAGGCAGATGATCCGCATCACATCATTGGTCATGGACTGGGAGGGATGGGAACAAAGGCTGATGATTTGTTTGTTATTCCGTTATGCCGTAAATGCCGTAACGAACTACATGCCGGAGTAAAAGATTTTGAAGAGAAACACGGCAGTCAGCTGTTGTTGCTGATTCGTTTTTTAATGCACGCGAGAAATTCGGGTGTTCTGAAGTGGAAAGCATAAATGACCGAGCGCATAGAATTTGTTTTACCTTACCCGCCGACGGTGAACACTTACTGGCGTCGTCGTGGCAGCACATATTTTGTATCAAAAGCCGGGGAGCGTTATCGCCGGGCAGTGGCGCTTATTGTTCGCCAGCAGCGGCTGAAATTAAGCCTGTCCGGAAGGTTGGCAATAAAAATTATTGCAGAACCACCGGATAAGCGCCGCCGTGACCTGGACAATATTCTGAAAGCGCCGCTGGATGCGCTGACGCATGCGGGGTTGCTAATGGACGATGAGCAGTTTGATGAAATCAATATCGTTCGTGCTCAGCCAGTATCTGGTGGACGTCTGGGGGTGAAGATTTATCCCATAATGCTTGAAGGGCAGGTCAAAAAATGAAACTGGAAGATTTACCGAAATACTACTCCCCAAAATCCCCCGGCCTGACTGATGCATCGGCCTCAACGTCGAAAGATGCGCTGAGTATCACTGATGTGATGGCCGCGCAGGGCATGACACAGAATCGGGCTGAGATGGGGGTTTCTGCGTTCCTTGGGAAAATGGGCATTAGTATGAATGACAGAGAGCGGGCAACAGAATTGCTGACAGAATATGCACTCAGTCGGTGTGATCGCGTGGCGGCGTTAAGAAAACTCCCGGCAGAAATAAAACCGGCAGTGATGCGTATTATGGCTTCGTATGCGTTTGAAGATTATGCCCGTAGCGCGGCGAGCAAAAAACAGTGCCCCTGCTGTCACGGAAAAAAATTTATTGAAAGCGAGGTTTTTACAAACAAGATCCAGTATCCGGATGGTAAGCCGCCGGTATGGGCAAAGTGTACGAAAGGTGTGTATCCGTCTTACTGGGAAGAATGGAAAAAAGTCAGGGAGGTGGTAAAAGTTGCCTGTCCGGAGTGTGGCGGAAAGGGTGAGGTTTCCACCGCCTGTAAGGATTGCCGTGGGCGTGGTGTCGCCATTCATCGTGAAGAGTCGGTAAAACGTGGTATGCCTGTTATCAGAGACTGCCAGCGTTGTGGTGGTCGTGGCTATGAAAGACTACCATCAACGGAGGCATTTAATGCTATATGCGAGGTGACAAACCAGATAACACGCGCGTCATGGGAAAAAACAGTTAAGAAATTCTATGATGCGCTGGTGACTCGGTTTGATATTGAAGAAGCATGGGCTGAGCGGCAGTTAAAAAAGGTAACTAGGTTGATTTTTCCGGAATCTGTGGTAAATTCGTCATAACTATGGGCGTTTTATGCCTGACGTTAGAAGAGTTTCTACAACCCGCCGCCGAGCGGGTTTTTTATTGCGGAATTAATTACGGACCGTTATTATTCTGCTCCCGGCCCTTTAGCTCAGTGGTGAGAGCGAGCGACTCATAATCGCCAGGTCGCTGGTTCAAATCCAGCAAGGGCCACCATCACAAACCGCCATTAGCTTATCAGGAAGAGCAGACGACACGATAACAGGGTTGTTGGTGCGGGGGCGGGTCCCCGATGGCGGTCCATTATCGGTATTCAGCGTTGTTAGCTCAGCCGGACAGAGCAATTGCCTTCTAAGCAATCGGTCACTGGTTCGAATCCAGTACA